CTTTTCGGTGTTCGATATTACCGAAATTCCGTACAAAATCGTTGCAAAATACCGAAATAACACCGTAGCACCCCTACACTTTCCGAATATTATAAATACTGTTGGAAAGAGATATAATTATGCATATCTTTTAATAGAAATAAATGACATTGGTTCACAGGTTGCTGACGTTTTACACCATGATTTAGAGTATGAACATTTATATTCAACATCGTGGTATGGAAGACACGGCCAACAATTGAGTAGTGGTGCAAAGAGGGAATCTGCATTTGGTGTAAGAACAACCAAATCTATGAAAAAAATAGGTTGTTCAAATTTAAAATCACTGATTGAAGAAAACAAACTCTTATTCAACGACTACGATATTATAACAGAGCTAACAACATTTATTGCTATTGGTGAATCTTTTGCTGGTGAAGATGGAACTAATGATGATTTAGTAATAACATTAGTATTATTCGCTTGGTTAATAGACCAACAATATTTTAAAGATTTAAGCAATCAAAATATAAGAGATAATTTATATCAAAATCAAATGAGCCAATTAGAAGATTTAACGACACCTTTTGGTGTTATTGATAATGGGTTAAACAAGAAAGAATATGAGATAGATTCTGATGGGACAGTATGGGAAACAATAAATTAAATTATGCAATTGATGAAAACTATATTAATATAAAAAATGTAATTAATTGTAAAGGAGAATAAAATGCCATTTCAAGTTAGCCCAGGCGTCGTAGTTACAGAAAGAGATTTGACTACAGTAGTGCCCAATGTATCAACAAGCATTGGTGCTTTTGCTGGAGCATTTCAATGGGGCCCAGTATTACAAAGAGTTAGAATTGAAACAGAAAACGAATTAGTACAAACATTTGGTGAGCCGACTGCGGATACAGCAGAATATTTTTGGTCAGCTGCCAATTACCTAGCATATTCAAATAATCTATTAGTAGTAAGAAACACTGAAGCTAATGCAATAAACGCAGTAGTTGGTGATGATAATGCTGGTACAGCAAAAAAAATTGATAACATAGATGATTATGATGGAACTTCAGATTTTACCGATCAATTGTTTATTGCCAAGTATCCTGGCGCAAGAGGCAGTAGTTTGAAAGCTATTGCTGTAGATAGTGCTGGTTGGGCATCATTTTCAGGTCTTGCTAATAGTGCAAGAACACCAGACCAAAAATTATTATTTGCTAATTTTGATAGAGCACCCGGCACATCAACTGATGTTGCTGCATCAGGTGGTTCTAATGATGAGATGCACGTTCTTGTTATAGATGAAAATGGTTTGTTTAGTGGTGTAGCTGGTGAAATATTAGAAGCTCATGCTTTCGTAAGTAAAGCAAGTGACGCAAAAAAGATTGATGGTTCATCAAATTACGTTAAAAATGTTTTGAAAAATGAATCACGATATATTTGGTTGGGAGAAGTACTTAAAATTACTGAATCAACAACTGATTCAGGTTCAGAAGTTGATGCTGGTTCATTAAAAGCTGGAAACACTTTTAAATTAATAAATGCAGCGTCTGATGCAGATAAGATTATCGGTGGTTCTCTTGCTGGTGGTTCTGATGGAACTTATCCTCTTACACCTGCTAAAGAACAAATAGCATATAATATGTTTGCAGATGCTGAAACAGTAGATATATCACTACTTATAGGTGGCCCTGCTCTACAGGCTACTGCACAACATCTTGTTTTAACCATAGCAGAAAATCGAAAAGATTGTATAGCATTTGTTTCACCTACTAAAGCATCAGTAGTTAATGCAGCTGTAGATAGTCAAACTGCTTCTATTGTTTCTCAGAAAAATGCTATTGGTTCTTCTAGTTATGGTGTTATGGATAATGCATGGAAATACCAATATGATCGTTACCGTGATGTTTTTATTAATGTACCAATGAACGGTGATATTGCTGGTCTTTGTGCAAGAACTGATTTCACTAACGATGCATGGTTTTCACCAGCAGGTCTAAACAGAGGTGTTATTAAAAATATTGTAAGACCTTCTTGGGATGCATCCCAAGGTGATAGAGATGAACTTTATAAAGGTGGTATTAACCCTATTACTACACAATTAGGAGCTGGTAATATATTGTTTGGTGATAAGACTATGTTAGCAGTTCCATCAGCATTTGATAGAATCAATGTTCGTAGGTTGTTCATTGTTCTTGAAAAAGCAATCGCGATTGCTGCTAAAGCAATGTTGTTTGAATTCAATGATGAATTCACAAGGTCACAATTTGTTAATATTGTTACTCCTTTTTTGAGGGAAGTACAGGGACGTAGAGGACTCACAGACTTCAAAGTAGTTTGTGATAGTTCAAACAATACAGGTCAGGTTATTGATACTAATAATTTTGTTGGTGATATTTATATCAAACCAAACAGGTCTATTAACTTCATTCAACTTAACTTTATTGCTGCTCGTTCTGATGTATCTTTCTCAGAAATTGGTGGTTAAGTCTTATAAATATAATAAAATAAAGGAGTAACAAACAATGAGTAATATCGCAGAATTTAAGAGTCAGTTTCAAGGTGGTGTAAGACCTAATCAATTCAGAGTTTTCATGTCAAAAGGCCCTAATGGTATTGGTACGAAAAACTTTTCATTCTTGGGAAAAGCAGCAAGTATTCCTGCTTCTACCATCGGAAATGTTGATGTTCCTTACCGAGGCCGTCAACTGAAAGTTCCTGGCGACAGAACTTTTGAAGATTGGACATTAACAGTTTTCAATGATGGAGAATGGTCTGCTAGGTCATATTTTGAAAAATGGATGCAAGTTCTTCAAGGTCATAGAGAACCTGTTAGAAGTGTAGCTGCAACTGATGTTTATGGTAATGCTGTTGTTCAACAGTTATCACGAACAGGTACAGCAATTGCAACATACACAATGGAAGACATTTATCCAACGAATGTAGCTGCAATTGATTTGGGATTTGATACTAATGATTCAGTTGAAGAATTTCAGGTTACTTTCGCAGTTAATAATTGGTATAGTTCTTCTAATCCTGAACCTAATGGACAGGGTAGTGGTCTTGATATTGACTTCCAAGTTAGAGGTAATATTGGTGGTGTTGGTGTTAGTATTGGTACTTAATTTTTTGATAAGGGGGAGTTTATTCTCCCCCTTAACTTTCATAATGAATAAAGGATAAGAATATGGCTTTTGATTTATTTGGTTTTTCAGTTTCAAAAAAGAAAACACAAAAAACATTTGTAACACCAGAGAATGATGATGGTGCAATTACATATGTCGAAGGTGGAGGATTTGTAGGTACATATCTAAATACTGATATTGATGCAAGGGACGAAAATGTTCTTATTCAGAAATATCGGGAAATGGCAATGACACAAGAAGTTGACTTAGCCATTACAGATGTTATCAACGAAGCCGTGTTGCATGAAACTGGAAAAGCATCCGTAAATTTATCTTTAGAAAAATCAGATCAAAGTGATGCAATTAAGAAAAAGATTTCTGATGAATTTAAAAATATCGTAAAGCTTTTAGATTTTAATAAAACTGGTTATGATACTTTTAGAAAATGGTATATTGATGGTAAACTTTATCATCATATTGTTATTGATAAAACAAAACCAAAAGAAGGAATTAAACATTTAATTTCAGTTGATGCACTTGATATTAAAAAAATTCGTGAAATAAAAAAAGAAAAAGATACGGTTACGGGTGTTGAGTTTGTAAAAGAAATAGAAGAATATTTTATTTATAAACCAGACCAAGCAACAGGACAGTTTACTCCTGGCGGTAGACAACATAATGAAGAAGTAAAAGTTCAGACTGATGCTATCTCTTATGTTCATTCTGGAATGATTGACGCAGAGAAACAAGTTGTTATAGGTTATCTATATAAATCAATTAAACCTTATAACCAATTAAGGATGATTGAGGATTCACTTGTTATCTATCGTTTAGCAAGAGCTCCAGAACGTAGAATTTTTTATATTGATGTTGGTAACTTACCCAAATTAAAAGCAGAACAATACTTGCGTTCTGTTATGGATAAGTATAAACAGAAAGTTGTTTACAATGCATCAACTGGTGAAGTAGAAGACCAGAAAAAACAAATGTCAATGCTAGAAGATTTCTGGCTACCAAGAAGAGAGGGTGGACGGGGTACTGAAATTAATACTTTGCCTTCTGGACAGAATCTTGGTGAGATTGACGATATAGAATATTTTAGAAAGAAACTTTATCAGTCTCTTAATATTCCTATTTCAAGGATTGAGGGAACTGATTCAACTGCCTTTAATCTCGGCCGAAGTACAGAGATTAACAGAGATGAAGTAAAGTTTTCTAAGTTTATTTCAAGATTACGACAAAGATTTTCATCTTTATTTACAGATTTGCTCAGAGTCCAATTACTTCTTAAAAATATTATTAAAGAAGATGATTGGTATGAAATTAAAGATTCAATAGAATATGTTTGGACAAGAGATTCTCATTTTGCAGAGTTAAAACAAAATGAAATTCTTAGAGAGCGACTAGAAGTTCTTTCATCATTGGATGAATACATTGGAAAATATTATTCTAACGAATGGGTTAGAAAAAATGTTCTCCGACAATCTGAAGATGAAATTGATGAAATGGATAAACAGATTAAAATTGAAACTGGTGTTGAGCCAGATGATGCAACAATTAATCCAGACTTATTGGATTATCAGGGAGATTAATAATGAGTATTTCTAAATCTAGTTTTCTAAATAATTATAAGAACAAAATTGTTTCAGCTGATAATTCAGAAAAAATCAATGAAGCAATAAAGTATGCTTTCAGACTTACAGATTTGTATGGTATTGAAAAAATAAACAAATCAATCCTAGAAGCTTCTGTTGAATTCAAGATTGATGAAAATGTAATAAGAGAAAAAATAAACGATGAATCATTTATATTAGACGAAAGGAATTACAATGAGTGATGAAATAAAAGCAAGCTTGGTACAGAATGTTATTGATAAAAAGTTTTCGCGTGCGAATTCAGATTTTGCAAATCTTATGAGAGATAAAGCATATTCTGCAATTGATGATTTTAAGAATGCATTTCAGTATGTTGCAATTCAGAAAAAAGAAGCAGAAGCAGCTGCATCTGAAAAGGAAGTAGAAAAAAAGGAAAAGTAAAATGGAAGAGGCTCTAACAATACAACAAAGAATGAAGCGTTCTCGTGTGATGAAAGCTAAAAGTGGTATTATTGCACGAAAACGTGAAAGAGCATTAAATAGAAAAGCTGACTCCAAGACATTACAAAAAAGAGCACAAAAAACTGCTAGAAATATTATTGCTAAAAAGATGTTGCAAGGTAGAGATAAAAGCGAATTGTCATTATCAAGTAGGGAGAATTTAGAAAAAAAACTTGGTAAGAAAAAAGGTGTAATTAACAAAATAGCAAAGAAACTTTTACCACAGATTAGAAAAAAAGAAGTAGAAAGATTTAAAAAGTTAAAGGAGAAATAAATGAAACTAATAACAGAACATACTAATGAAGTAGAGTATATTGTTGAAGGTAAAAACAAACAACAATATATTAAAGGTATTTTTATGCAGTCTGATATTCAGAATCAGAATGGCAGAGTATATCCTTTTTCTGTTCTCAAAAAACAAGTAAAAGAATTTAATGAGAAATTTGTAAAACAAGATAGAGCATTAGGTGAACTTGGACATCCTTCAGGCCCCTCTGTTAATCTTGATAGGGTTTCTCATATCATCACAGAATTGCACGAAGATGGAAAAAATTTCATTGGTAAAGCAAAAATTATTGATACACCAAATGGTAAGATTGTAAAAAATCTTCTTGAGTCTGGTGTTCGTTTGGGTGTTAGTTCAAGAGGACTTGGTTCAATAAAAACAAATAAGTCTGGTGTAAATGAAGTACAAGATGATTTTGTACTTTCTACAGTTGATATTGTTTCTGACCCATCTGCTCCTGACGCATTTGTTAATGGCATCATGGAAGGTAAAGAGTTTAGTTTGACAGGTGAAGTTGAGTATCACATTCGGAAGGAAATTAAGAATACCGTAAAGTCTAGATTAGAAGAAAAGAAGATTAAACTATTTCAAAATTTTATTAAAAACTTATAAGTAATTTAAAGGAGTATTAAGATGGCTAAAGAAAATGGACAAGTTGAAGAAGCAGATATGATGGAAGACAGTGAAATTGAGAAAGAAATCGAAGAGCAAGCAAAAGATTCTAATAAAGAACTAGGTCTTCCAGCACTAGATGCTGATGATGGTCGAGAAGAATCAGAGGAAGATGGAGAAGGTGGAACATCTAAAGCTTCTGATCCTAAAACAAAGAAGTCTAAAGCATCTGCAAAAGCAGAAGCTAAAGAAGTAGAAGAGGGTGAACTTCCCCCTGCCTTGAAAAAAGCTATCGACGCTAAAAAGGGTAAAGATGAAGACGAAGATGAAGACGAAGAGAAGAAAGAAGAAATCGAAGTTAATGTTGACGAAGACGTTGCTGCTCTAGTAGATGGCGAAGAACTTTCCGAAGAGTTCAAAACAAAAGCTTCTACAATTTTTGAAGCTGCAGTTAAGTCTAAGATTTCCAAGATTCGTAAACAGATTCGTGAAGAGTCTAAGAAAGAGCAAGACGAGCGTATTGAGTCCATGCAAGAAGAGATGACAGAGAACATGGATAAGTACCTCTCTTATGCTACAAAAGAATGGATGGAAGAAAATAAACTATCAGTAGAAACTGGTGTTCGTAACGAAGTTACAGAGAGTTTCATTACTGGTTTGAAGAAGTTGTTTGAAGAGCATTATATTGATGTTCCCGAAGAGAAGGAAGATGTTTTTGAAAGTCTAGTTGTTGAAGTTGCAGAACTTGAAGAAAAACTAGACTCACAAACCGAGAAGCACATGGATACCGTGAAAGAATTAAATACATATAAGGCTGCTTCTGTATTCAAGACCGTTTCAGAAGGAATGGTTGATACTGATGTTGAAAAATTTAATGAATTGACTGAGGATGTTGACTACGATACTGACGAACAGTATGCGGAAAAACTGAACACAATTAAGAACAGTTATTTCAAATCAGACACAAAAGAAGATGTTGTAGATAACAAGAAAACTGCAGGCACTAATAATCCAGTTGTAGATGGAACAAGTGATAGTCGTATGGATAGTGTAATGAGTGCAATTTCTCACTTATCAAAAAAATAATGGACTGAGTGAAGTTAAACTTAAATTAATTAAATAAATTTTAAAGGAGTAAGAAAATGTATTTATCCGAAAATATTTCTGAGAAGTGGAAGCCTGTAATGGAACATGGCGATCTTCCAGAAATCAAAGATTCATATAAGCGTGATGTTACATTGCGTTTGTTGGAAAACCAAGAGAAGTTTCTTCAAGAAGCTGCACCAACAAACTCTGGTGTTGCACCTGCTGGTTCTAACATTGATGGCTGGGATCCAATTTTAATTTCTTTGGTTCGCCGATCTATGCCTCAGATGATTGCCTATGATGTTTGTGGTGTTCAACCAATGACAGGCCCTACGGGTTTGATTTTCGCAATGAAATCACAATATGTCCGAAATGGTGTTCGTTCAGAAGCACTCTTTAATGAATCTGAAACTGATTTCTCTGGCAATGCTGGTGGTAATAGTAATGCTAATTCAACACAAACGGGTTTGACAGATACAGTTAATCCTTTTGGTGCTGAGGCTGGTATTACTAATCACGTTAGTGGTGAGGGTATGACAACAGCTAATGCTGAAGCTCTTGGTGATGTTGAAGCAAGTAATGCTTTTGCAGAGATGGCTTTCAGTATCGACAAAATTTCCGTAACTGCACGTTCTCGAGCTCTGAAAGCTGAATACTCTACGGAGTTGGCTCAAGACTTGAAAGCAGTTCACGGTTTGGACGCTGAAACAGAATTGGCAAATATCCTCTCAACTGAAATCCTTCAGGAAATCAACCGAGAAGTTATTCGTACAATTTATTCAATTGCCCAATATGGTGCGCAGTCAGATACTACTAACGGTGGTATTTTTGATCTTGACACAGACTCTAACGGTCGATGGTCAGTTGAGAAGTTTAAAGGTTTGATGTTCCAGATCGAGCGAGACCGAAATGAAATTGGTCATGCAACTCGACGCGGCAAAGCAAACTTTATGATCTGTTCTGCTGACGTTGCTTCTGCTATGTCAATGGCAGGTATGTTGGAAACTGGACACGCACTGAATGTAGACGATACAATGTCAACTTTCGCTGGTACAATGAACGGTCTGAAAGTTTATGTTGATCCTTACTACACAGCCGGTGCTGGTCAGTTCTATGTACTTGGTTATAAGGGTTCTTCACCTTATGATGCTGGTATGTTCTACTGTCCTTACGTTCCTCTACAGATGGTTCGTGCTATGGGCGAGAACACATTCCAACCAAAAATCGGTTTTAAGACCCGTTATGGTATGGTTGCTAATCCATTTGTAGGTGATGGTTCTGGAGCCTTAGCAAGTGGTACTAATCAGTACTACAGAAAAGTTCGCGTTGCAAACTTGATGTAATTTCTGTTTTTTGTTTAAATCAAGAGGGATGGGGATTTCCCTGTCCCTCTTTTTTTTTGGAGTTTTTATATGCATGAATACAAAGCTAAAGTAACGAAGATTATTGATGGTGATACCATTCGTTGTGATATTGATTTAGGATTCGACATAGTAATGGCTAATCAGACTATAAGATTATTCGGCATAGATACACCAGAGTCCAGAACTAGGGATAAGGAAGAAAAGTTTTACGGAAACATATCTAAACAGTTTTTAAACGATTATTGTCCTAAAGGGTCGTATATAACCCTTAGAACCCATTTAGATAAAAAGGGCAAGTTTGGACGTATTCTAGGTGAACTTATAGTCAATAAAGTCAACCTAAATGAACAAATGATTGAAGAAAACCTTGCTGTTGCTTATCATGGCCAATCTAAGATGGACATTGAAAAAGAACACCTATTTAATAGAACACAGCTATCTCATAGGGGATATAAATATTCTTAACTTCTTCCTTGTATTGCTGTTTCTAGTGTGTTATTATTGATATGTGGGTTGGTTCAGATAACTAATTGTTTATATATTTACTTCTTTTTAATAAGTATTATAAATAGCTATATAACTTATATTAATTCTTTAGAGTATTATTAAATGCCATTACAGCCGAATGAGATAAATCAATTAAATGTAGTTTCGTTTGAAACTAACTTTACCCGTTTGCCTAATGTTAATTTCTTTTGTCAGCGAATAAATATACCATCAATAGGTTTAGGATTAGCTAGTCAAGCTACTCCATTTTCAGATATACCAGTATTAGGCGATAAACTTCTTTTTGAGCAGCTAACTTTAAATTTTATAGTTAGTGAAGATTTGTCAAATTATTTAGAAATATATAATTGGCTTATTTCTATAGGTTTTCCAGAGAATGACACACAGTTTAACTTAAATAATAGTAATGTTGAACCAACTGAAAATCTAAGATCAGATATGAATATCATAATAAATACTAATAAATCCAACCCAAATTACAGCATTACATTTAGAGATGCTTTCCCAGTATCACTTGGAAGTATTGAATTAGATGCTGCAGCTACATCGCTAGAGCCCATTATATTGGATGTTTCCTTTGCTTACACAGGCTCATTTTCCATAGAAAAAATCACTTAAAGTTTTTCCTTGTATATTGCATAATTTTTTGTTATAATTAGTATATGAAAATTGAAGAGATAAATCAAATGATTGACAAGGACGCAGCCTTCTTGAAAGAGGAATGTAATATTGATATTGCATCTCTCCGAGTGCCAGAGCTGTGTGCAAGATACCATCAACTAATCTACCAAGAAAAACTTGCGCTAGAGTATTTTAGAACTGAATATAAAGTTTTAAAAAGAGATAGATGGATATATTATACAGGAAAAGCTGACCCCGAAGTATACGAAAAAGAACCATTTAATCTTAATATATTAAAAGCAGATATAGATAAATTCTTAGAGGCCGATGGTGCTTTAAATGTTTGTCATTTAAAAGTAAAGGCACAGGAAGAGAAACTGAATCTATTAACAGATCAAGTCAAGTCTATTATGAATTTGTCGTTTAATATTGGTAATGCAATAAAGTGGAAGAAATTTTTAAATGGTGAGCTTGGATGATTGTTGTAGGTAAATTAAATGAATCATTCTTACAAGTTTCTTGTGAGAGACATATTGCTTATGAGCTGAATGAATTTTTTTCATTCAAAGTACCTAATGCACAGTTTCATCCTAAAGTTCGAGCAAAGATGTGGGATGGAAAAATCCGTTTGTTTAATATACAAACAGGACAGATGTATTTTGGA